ACCTGAAGAGTTTTGTTACCAAAAATAACCGTACCAACATCAGAGAATGTTGCAATTGGGTTGATACGTCCCTGATAAAGAGTATCTCTATCTTCTTGAGTTAGTTTCAATCTTGCTTTAACAGAGTTGACTAAACCTCTTGTGTAACCCGCAGTTGCAAACCAAGGAAAAGAAATGTTGTCAGTTAATGCCAAGTTTCTACAAACTTCACCTGTTGGTGGTAAGTAGATTTGTGTATTATTTACTGTGTCCCTAACCAAAATCCAAGGGTAAAAAGTTGCAGTGTAAGACGAATCAATTCCTGTTCCGTCCAAATTATCGACTGACTCTTGTGGGTAGATTATTTCATACTGACTACCTCCGTCAGGAGTATACATATTGTAGTCAGGTGTTGTCACAATATAAACTGAATCTGCTCTTTGTTGTTCAACAAGACCAATCGCAGCTTCACACAAATTAGAGTTGTTTACATAATCAATACTTGCTGTTGCAAACAAATTGATGTTCGTTGATTCAGGATTATCAAATGTTAACATACCTAACAAGTAAGCGTAGTAGTCAGAGTTTGCAAAGTCTTGGGTGTTGTTTGCCACCACAATTCTTTTGAATGTACCGTCACCTGTTGCGTTAGGGTATCTTACTGATGGGTAAGCTCCTTGTAAGTAACCTGAAGCACCAAGTGCAAATCTATCCTGATTTGTTCTAAACTCTCTATATGCATCCCATCCGTCAAAACCTCCTTGAAAACAGAAAGTAAACTTTCTTGAGAATAAGAAATAATAAGGGTTATCTTGAGTGTCAGGGTCGTCTGTAAAATCAGCAACTCCACAAATAAATGCAGACTGACCACTTGTTACATAACCATCAGAGATTGTAACAACAGTTGCCCCTGAATCCATATGAAATCCCTGAGTTAAATAATTCCAAGGAGCGGATTCGGTAGCTAAATACCAATTTGTAACCGGATTTTGTTTACCTTTGTATTGTAACAAGTCAGAGTCGATACCTAATGAACTCGACATTCCCAAATAAGTTCTTCTTACAACATCACCCGATGAAGTTGTTATATTTGAACCACCAGCAGTTGTACCAAACGGAGGGTCAAAAACAGTTTCACCTGGGAAAAAATATTTGTTTTTAATTATTGGAAAAGGGGAAGGGTTTGTAGCGGTTTCATAAACACGTGACTCCAATCCGTAGAATCCACACGGAAGTGCGTCAACGGGTGCTTCATCAGCCATCTCAATCATAATGAATGTTGAATTTAAAGGAAATTCACCATTTGAAGAACCAATCTTTTTACCAACAAAACTGTTAGAAAATGGGTCCATAGTACAATTAGTATATTTTTCGTAAACAACAGGATTTGCATCTGTATCAAAGAAATCTCTAACCAAAACATCGAAAGTCATATTTCCAAACGAAATATTTTGAATAGAAATTTTAATTTCAGTATTAGCAGAATCTCCATCAGAAATTGAAAAAAATCTGAAAAGTTTGTAAACTTGATTACCTCTTAATTCAGAAACAACATAAGGAGTTTTTGGAGTTTGGTACTTTTCCAAATACCAAGCTATAGAAGTTGTTGATGATGTGTCCCTCGCTTCAGGTAACGCTACTAAATCACAGTTTAAACCACGAATGTAACCTTTATTGTATCCATAATTTAACAATCCTGGATAAGATTCCTCAACAAACAAAGGTGTTGTAAATCTAGATTTACCAAAATTTGTAAGACCTAATACTTTTGTAATGTAGTTAGTGTCGTTAGATTGGAATGAGCAATCAAATGTAAAACCAGAACCTTGATAAGTTACACCACTAATTTGGAATGGAGCGAATGGTGATTGAGTAACACCTGAGTACGCTCCCGAACAGTTCATAACAACATCAGTCAATCCAGTAACTTGATAGTTCATACCGTGGTCATTTGAATCGTAAATGGAAATACCTCTCGAACGTAGAGTTCCAACTACTAAATTATTATAGTCAGTAAAAGCGGTTCCACTGAGTGTGTAAACACTTCCTGAAACTGTACCTGTAAAAGTACCCGAAGCACCTGTAATATAGTTAGTGACTGCATAGTTCCAAGAATATCCTGAGTAATCATTGTTTGTATAGTTGTTGAAAGTTGCGTAATACCAAGGGTCATTATTACCATCGGTCAACTCAGCATCATCAATATTTAAATTATCACAACCGAATACATTACTTAATGTTGTGTAAGTTCCGTCTAAGTTTGCGTAACCCGATGAGGATACACTACCATAAACGTTTACAGTACTAGCAGAAAGTGATGTGTTACCTGATATTGATTGTATAAATGTTAAGAAATCTGAAGAATAAGTTGATGTTGAACCATCATTCAATGTGTATTGAATGTTCAAATCATTATTTACCAAAGCAGGTAATGCACTTGTAAACGAAATTGAAGTACCTACTGAAGAACCTGTGAATGTTGCCGACCAATTAGTCACACCAACATTCAAACCAACAGTGGTGCCGTCCACATTGGCAACAACTCTGATAGACCAAGAAGGACCCGCGTCATAACCCGATAAACCAAGAACTCTTGTTACAAAAAGTTGGTTAGATTGTTGTAAATAAGATTTAGCGATGTAAGCAGCTTCGTACTTTGGGATTTGTGTTCCTATAAATTTTACAGGTTCAGTCCCCCCAAAGAAACTTTGGAACTCATCGTAATTTGTGATAAAAATTGGTTCGAAAGCTGGACCTTTTAAAGTCTCACCTACAACACCCAAAGTGGTTACACCCACGCTCTGTGCTACAAATGATAAATCTGTTTCGGATGTATAAACTCCAGGTGATACAAAAACCTTTGAATTAACTTGTGTTGCCATTCGTTATTATTTTCTTGATGTTATTTATTTCTTGATAAATATTAGAATAAAATACAAAAAACTTGACTTTTAAATATGTATTTGTAAACAGGCGCCTTTTTTTCTGCCTTTTTTCTACCTTATGGAAAAACCCCTTAATAATATCAAGAACATAAAGATTTCAACAGAGTCTCATTTATTACTAAAAAAACACTGTAATAAACACGGACTTAAAATTCATAAGTTTTTAGAAAAACTTATTTTTGAAAAATGCAAAGAAATTAAAGATGTCTACGGTGAAGATTAAACTAACTTTGCAGTAAAATCTACTTGTGCAACTTCACCAACAATATCTTTGGTTACTTCAATTAAAATTGTATCTGAGGTATTGAGTTGTATTTTATTCAAATCAGAACCGTAAAAACTCCCATTGATATAAACATCAAATGTGTCAACATTAAGTGTTGAATCCAAATTCAAATCTACTCTATAGTCAATGACATCACTCAAGGACGTGTTTCCTGAAGTGTATAAAAAATTAAAAGGAAATTGGTCAGGATTTGGGGGTGTTGGTTTTCTGTATTTGTTAGAAGCTAATTGGGTGTCTACTTCATATAATTGTAAAACCCTACTAACGGCTGGTTTAACTTTGAATTCTTCCTCGTCTATTAGATAACCTAACATAGTAAAGTCATAACTTTGAACGTAGAATTTTCTTTTTTCCAAATCCAAAACCGATTGGTCGGTGATATTCGTATTGATAATTGGTACGTACTGCCCTTTGATAAAAGTATAAGCTTGTCTTGAAGCAAAAGTTTGTAACACATTTTTATTGAATGTATTAAGTTCCCTCATACGATTACAGATAATTTTTATCTGATAATTTATATCAACAGGTACAGGTTGTGGAATAGTATAAACATCATAACCTTTCATATTTCCATTCCAAGTCGGGACCGTTGCATAATAAAATTGTTTCCTTACAGGAATTGTATATTGTGTCGAAGGATTAGTTCCATATTTTACCTCAGGTATCCTAACAACCGTCACAAACGGTGGTAACACGTTAAAGTCAGGGTCTTTGAAGTTCCAAGTTTCTGTAAACTGTGACCAGTTCTGAGTTGTTATTATTTTGTCAACTACAGGAACTTTTTGTCCCGAAACTATTGTTTCCAATTCTGTCTTAACAAAATCGAGCATACCTTGGTCTAAGTCAGCGTGCAATACTGACTTCGGTAAATAAGTCCCATCTTTGTTGATGTATTCCAATAATTCCTCTCTTCTTGCAGAAAGAATTTTTGGTGGAACTAAATCAATACTTGGTTTTACTTGTTTTGGGAATGCCATTAGTTACCATCAAATTCATTTATGTTTACAGGAGTAGCAATAATGGTCCTGTAAAAAGGTTTATATCCACCATAGGTGTGTTTATTATCCGAAACCACCCTTCCATCATCTGCAACAGAATAATACCTAACTTTACTTTCCGTCTCATAATATCCTATGTAATCACCCATCATAATATCCACACCAAGTTCATTCAAATAAGATTGATAAACAGAGAACTTCATATTACCTGGTTCATTTTGTTCTATTCTA